ATTAATCCTCCCGCCTCATTTCCAATAGTTCCCGAATCTAAATTAAAAAAGCATCGGGGGTTATTGCCTCCATTTGCTCTTAAAAATAATCCGTTTTCACTTCCCGCTTTGGCATAAACTGAAAATGTTTGTATTCCACTTGTTGATACACTTTGTGAAACTTGTGCTATTCCACTTGCGTCAAATTCCCAAGCATTGTTGGAACCATCATAACCGCTTTGCCCACTTGTTACAGTTGCATTTGATAAAACCCAAGTCGTGTTGAAAGTATTACTTTGCTGCAACAAATTCCAAGGCACATTTTCAACCAACCCCGAAGAATTTACACGGGTGCCGTCACTCGCCCTTGTGAACTGGAGGTCCGCGCTTCCGTCTGTGGGTATAACAGAATAGGCGGTATCTTCTTTGTAGCCGCTTGGTATGTAGACAAGGCTAGCCTGGTTTAATAAATCGCTCATATTTTTATAAATTGTTAAGCTTTCTGAGTAAGCAGCTTACACCCTCGTAATAGCCTCCGTCTGAAGTTATACGAGCTTTATAAAGTACGACGTAATCCCAGCCTTGACCGAAATAAACGCGCCCTCGTGTGCCAATTCCCAGGGTGCTTATTAATTTCATTTTATTGCTTTTAAGATCTTAGTAACCGATAACAGAGCCAGAGCTAATAACAAAGCCCGTAATTTTCTGACCTTTACCAGCTGGCAAGTAAGTACCTTGCTGAAAAGTTACGCCGCTCATACCTCGGGCGCTAAGAACGTCGGAGCCAGTTTGGTAGTCTGGAGTAACGGTAAAAGAAGTAAAAACGGTGTCCTCTTGACACACTACCGCGTCATAAGATACACTAGTAACGGTAGCGGCTGCGTGGTATTTAAAACCTTGAGAACCCGCCAAAATGTCTGCGCTTGCTTGTGCCATACTCCAAAAATAAAAGCACTAAGGCGAAACGCTCGCAACAATTTAAAAAGCTTACTTATTCGAAGCCACAATATACCACTGCGTGCCGTCAGACTGTACCCAGTATGTTTCAAATCTTGCATTCCAGCTTAATAACTGTGCGTCGTTAATTTGATAGCCTGAGCCAGCGTCTAATATTACGCTATTGTTCGAGTTGGTTTTAACAAAGCCGAAACGCAAGCCAGGGGTAACGCTTGGAGGGCTAGGTAAGTCTATTGTAATAGAGCCGCCGCTAGTGTCGCAAATAAAAAGCTCGTATTCTATTGGAAAGCTAGTAATGTCAGAAGTAACGGCTAAGCTGCTGCCTAGTTGCTTAGTCTCCCAGTTAAATAGACTTGTACTATTGTCGTAGTATAAGCTTACGGAGTGCGTTTGGTTTTCCCCTGGGTCGCTCGTGGGGGCGTAAGTAGAAGCGTTAAGTATGTCCTCGATTAAGAAATTAGCCGCGTTCTGCTGTACGTCATTTAAACGGCTTATCTCTGTTTCAAGATCCCTAAGCCTGCGCTCTAGATAGTTATCTGTGTTGGGTTTATAGTCTGTCTCCTCGCCAGTTTGTACTACGTCCGTATAATTGGCTTCTATCTTTAAAAATTCGCCCTCTACTCTTTCGCTATTTGCGCTCCAAGTTGCACCGTTCAAAAGCCATGATCCAGAGTCAAAATAAAGAGAAGAGTAAGCAAACCACCCGCCAGCGTCTAACCAAGTGCCACGAATTACGCCCAAAAAGCTGTTATAAGTTGCTGTTACTTGGTCTGTAAAAGCTTGGCTAAACTCTTCAGAATAGCCCGCCTCCCAGCCATTGGCCCAGCTTGTAGGGTTTACAAAGCTCGAGCCGTTATAAACCTGAATAGTACCAAGATCAAAGCGCAAAGCGTCGTAATAATAAGACTCGTATTCTTTTACTATACTGTTGCCGCTTGTGCCGTTTTCGCTTATTACTTTAACGTCCTTCTCAAACTCTAGCGGCTCGGCTGTATTGTAAGCCTGAGATATGCTAATAGTACCCGTAAAATTAATGTTTGTATAGCTGGCTGGGTTCCAGCCTTTGCCCGTGTAATTCGGGTTATACTCAGCGCAGTAAATATCTACCTTAAGCTCTGTGGCTGTTATTGTGTTAGGTATGCCTCCTATATCTAATACCATAACGTGCTGCCACTTTTTACGGGCAAACGTTGGGCGCTTTACGCCTTCAGGTAAATAGTCGGGTAAGGTGCTCCCGCTGTTCGTCCATGTTTGGAAATACTCCCAGTAGTCAACGCCATCGAATAAATAAACCCTATAAAACAGAATAAGGCTATTAATATAGCGAGAAGAGGGGGCGGCCATTTCTACCGAAACCCTTAAGCGTGCGGGGTAGTCCTCTCGCCAATCGCTCCAGGTTAAAGAGTGAACAGAAGTGTTAAAGGTTGTCTTTTGCTCATATACGCCGTTTTCCTTCTTTATTTTACTCTCGGCTAGCCTTACGGGTGGCTGATAGTATAAAGTGGGTTTAGCGGCCCATTGTGGACGTGCTGGCAAAGTTCCCAAGCTTAAGCCGTGGGTAATTGTCCGAGTACCTTGGTAGCTTCCGCTTTTCGTATAAGTGTGAGCTACTATTGTAGCGCTTTGGTAAGTTAAGTGCTGAGTAACCCAAAAAGCCCCCGCTTCGTGGAATATGCGTGCACCAAACGCACCTATAATTTGTTCAAGTGCTTTCTTGGCTGGCTTGTAAACTAACTCGCTCGCCTCCTTAAAAGGGTCGTAGTTATCTACTAAGCTTAACTTGTTAATAGAAAAATAAGCCAGCTTTTGATCGCTTAAAGTCTGCGCTGCCGTGTCGTAATACTCTAAAGCGTCGTAAATGTAAAGGCTACTCGCGTCGGTATAATCGTCTAATTCAGCTAACTCTATGCACTTCCTAACAATATCTAAAGCCGAAGCCCTGCCGTTAGTAAACCAAGAGTCTTGCACATAAAAGCCCTCCAGTAGGTTTAAAGCGTCAACTGCCGCCACCTCTATAACTACCTTGCCGTCTGGGTCTGCTCTCTCAAAGCGCATCTGATCGGCTAGCACTCGGCCAACAAATAAAAGCGAGTTATTGCGGTAAACCTTTAATGCGTAAGTGCCCTCTGGGTCTGTTGCAATAGCTTTAAAAGCCGTAAGCTGCGCGTCGGTAGAAACTACAAAAAAAGCGTTAGCTCTTGAGCTTCTTATAGGGTTGTCAAAAAAAGTATCGCTTTCGCCCTGCCTTTCTATAACTACGCCCTCACCTTGAGCCGTTAGCTCTTCGCTGCCGCTTAGTAGGTTAAGAGCGTCAATAAGCCCCTGTTCGTCTTCAATATAGCCGCCGTCAGCAATTACCCGCTGCTTATATATATTAAAAGCTTGTAGAGGGCTCGTGCCAGTTGCATCGCTCCAAAGCTCAACCTCGTAATTATTTAGGGCTATGCTTTGAAAACGGGTATAATATAAAACGGCCATAGTGCGAAATTAGCCCCTAGCTTTGTCTTTTTCGTAACGGTTAACAGCCAGCCACAAGTCGCGCCCGTCGAATTTGGTTTGCGCTACAAAATTTCCACCCTGCCCCGTGTTAATCATTGACTGCAATTTGTCAAGCGGAGCAATTACCTCAGGGTTTGATTGAGCGCCTGGGTATTCGCCCATGAGGCCTAAAGTCGGGCCGCTTACTATACCTCCGTCTGCAAAGGCTTTAATGCCGTTGCCCATTGTGTTCTTAACTAAAGCGGCCGCAGTAATAAGGCCCACACCAGCGGCAAAAGCTATAACTGGGTCTAAGTTCTCTAAAGACTCTTTAAACGCCTCAATAGCAAAAGCCTGCGCTAACAATGCACGGCCGAAGGTATTAAGAAAGTTGCTTAAGGAGTTAGCGAAAGTCTGTACAAAGGCATCTAACCCGCTTACCTTGCCTAGAATAGCGTCTGACAGCAACACACCAAAAGCAGCGCCTACCTCTACCGCCATTTGGCTAAAAGCTTGGCTTATTTGCTCTGCCGCTATTCTCATTCTCTCCGCAAACTTTTCGGCTTGATTTGCTCGTATTTGGGTTAAAAGACCTTGCTGGTAGGTGTTCTTTCTAAACTGCTCGATAGCGTCTAGATCAACGTTTACCGCCTCTTGGTTCTGCGTGGCTATGTCCATAAAGGAGCCAACGCCTGGTAAAACGTCTGGGGCTTTTACTCCTGGCTGTGTTACAGAAGCAGGCATAAGATCAGCCTCTGTCATATCTCTAGCCTTGTTTTGCTCCTTTACTCTTTTTACCTCTTCATCAATTAAGAACTTAGTGAGGTTAGAGGTCATTTCCTCCTCTAGCTTTTTCTTATCTTCTAGCCACTTCTTGTATTCAGCTGCCGCCTTTTCTCTTGCGGCTCTTTTGTCGTCCTCTAGCTTTACGTCTGCCTCTAGTTCGCTGCGCCTATACTCTTTGCCTACTTGGTTTCTAAGGTCGTTTAAATCTTCAAGGCTTTGGCCATTTTTGAAACGGGCTTTTATTAGATCGTTAATAACTTGCTGCTCGGCCTTGGCATTTTCTAAGATTTGATTCTGTATTTCCTCCTCAGTTGCCCCTCTTTTTCTTAGGCTTAAAATAAGCTTCTCGTTTTCCCACCGTACTTTTGAGAGGGCAAGCTCTTCCTGCTTTTTTTGGAAGTCGCTTATTTTGCCCGTAGTGTCCTCTACTTCGTCGCCTAGGTTCATGAAGGCCTCAATAAGAAACCCTAAGCCAACTAAAATAGCCCCAACTCCAGAAGTTACTAGGGCAATTCTAAAGGCTTTCATTGCGCCCGTAGAAGTTCCAACGGCAATAGCGTAAGCCTTCTGCGCAACAGTTGCGGCAGCTGTGTAAATCTCGTTTTGCCTTTGTGCTAAGTTATAAAGAGCAACACCAGCAGAAGCTAAGGCCATTACAGCCTGAACGCCGCGCATTACTTTACTTAACTTGTCGTTATTCCCGCTAAGTAAAAGAGTAGCCATAGCCCCAGCGTTAACGGCTCGGCTAAGTGCTTCCATTGCCTGCGTGTTCTGCTCGGCCTTTCGGCTGCCGTCTTGAATTGTAAAATTTAAATCCGCCTGGCCGTCTTGGAAATTCTTAATTTCCGTTTCCGTCTCTCTTAGTGCAGACTTAGTGCTTAAAATCTGGGCTTGTAACTTTTTCTGCGTCTCAATATCCCACTTAGCAGTATTTGAAAGTTTTTGCTGTAAGCGGTCTAGCTCGTTTTTCATGCCCACCAGGTCGCTTCTGGTTTGCCTAATACTTTCGCTAAAGGCTCTGCGCTTGGCTATAAGACTTTGGCCGCCCATTGCTTCCTCTAGAGCTTTCTTAGAAGCAAAAGCGTAAGACTTTATTTTATCCGTTCCACCGCGAACAATGTTAACGGCGTCGGCCATGCCCTTCTTAAGCTTTTCGGCGTCCGCTGTTATCTTTACGTTTAAATCTAAATTGCCTGCCATTATACCGAGTAGCTAATTATATAGTCCTGAGACACTTGAAAAATACCGTCAAAATCTGCGGCGTTATCGCTAAACTCCTGCTCATTGTCAAACTCGATATAAAACACGTTTACCCCGTTGTAAGTACCTGGGGTAACTACATTAAGGGCAGAGCGCACGGCATCGGCTAAAGTGCTAGCGCCTTCGTAAGTTGTAGCAAGGCAGTCAATTTGCACCCGTGTAAAATCTAGGCGGCTGTTGCTGTCTTTTGTTGGCGTTGCGTTTATGTTTACTTCTGAATAAACAACAGCAGGAAAGGCCGAGCCTTGGGGTAATAATACTGGGCTTATTCGGTTTGAAACTAAAGCGCTAACGCCCGCACTATTGGCGAGTATATTATAAATTACTTTAGCGGCTCTCATTTGTCGGGGGTTAGCTTGTCAAATATAGCCTTATTGGCGGCTATTACCTCCTTAACACTTGCCGCATTTTTACGCTCCCAAGGAAAAGTAATAAGGTCTTTGGGTTGCATTCTACGTTTAGAGTAAGGCATAACGACAAACAAAGCGAGCCATCTAGTGCGCTCCCACTCGTTTCTATATTGTTGCTGCTGTGCGGCTCTGAGGCCCTTTAGGCGCAGCATAAAATAACGCGGCGTAATCTCTTCAAACTCGGCCTCACTTAGTAGCATTTCGCCGTAAGCAATAGCCTTAAGCTTATCAAAAGTTAGCGGCTGCCGCTCGCCGCTTTCTAGTTTCCCTCTGTACCCTCTGCGGCTTGCTCTGCATCTACTGCAAAGAACTTGCTTACAGCCTCAGTAAAAGCGTTAAGAGCTGGGCTAACTTCACTCAAGGCGGTAACGTCCTCGGCTAACTCTTCTGCGTCCTTATATGGGCATTTTTCGCCGATCTTTTTATAACCTGCCTGAATTCCGTAAAAAGCACAAAGGCGGGCAAAGCTTAGCGTCTTGGCTAATCCCTGCCCGCTCTGCGCGAGTTGGTCGAAGTCTTGAACGTCAGCGCCTTGCATAACGCGCTCTATTGCTACCATGTTAAAGAAAAGAGGGTGCTTTTTGTCCCCTATTTGTATTTCTTGCATGGTGCAATTATACGCAAAAAGGCGCTAATTGTTATACTGTTCCAACAGTCAAGGCACCAGTTCCCTGCAAAGAAGCGGAGAAGGTGGTAGCGTCGTTGTTGGGGGCGCTCATAGTCAAGTTAGAGAAATAAGCGCTGCCGCTCAATTTAATATCTCCGCTAACTTGAGAAGTCATAGCTACGGTTACACTAG